GCTCCGGATCGTGGGTTTCCAGCCAGCTGCCGATCAGGGCCATCAGCCGTGCCGGATGGTCGGCGAAGCGCTCCAGGACGATCGCGGCGCGATAGCGCATGTCGCCCAGGTGCATGCCGTCCATGTCGGGTTTCCACACCAGGTTGAGCGTCACTTGCTCGGTCCAGCTGTCGAGCTGTTCAGGCTCGACCAGGCGGCGCTCCAGCAGGTAGGCGGTCAGTTTCTGCAGCTTGGTCATAGCAGCACCGCCGTGATGCGGCCACGGCCCTGCAGGGCGCGTACGGCCTGCTGGCTGAACGCCAGGAACGTGTCTTCACGATCGGGCGCTTCTTTGCCGGTGTTCTCGGCGCTTTCGCGGCGGGTCACGGTTGGAAACTGCTGCAGCGCGCTGGCCTTGGCGCGGCAGTACACAGCGCGCTTGTAGAGCTTGGCCTTCAAGGCACGCTCAGCCAGCAGCGTGGAATCCGCGGACTCGACTTGGGTGATGCCGACGGCTTGCCAGCGGGCTTTGAGCTTGGCCAGGTCGGTGTTGACCTCGGCCATCGCGATGCTCAGTGCGTCGGTCAGCAGCTCGCCCAGGAACTCCGCCGGCAGGCGGTAACCCTTCTGGAACTCGGACACGGAGAGGTTCGGCCAGAAGCCGTCGTTCTCGATTGCCTGTTCCACAAAGGTAGTGGGTTTGCCTGAAAAGCTCATTGCTGGCCGCTCAAATTAGGGCGGGGAAACTGTTTTTCGTGGGGCTGGCCATAAATGGCAGACACACGTCCACAGTTCCCCGCTGGGGGGGTAGTCGGTTATTCGGCGCCGGTGGCGGTCATTTGTTTGGCCAGTGCCTTGCGGCACTTCTGAATGCGGGTCTCGTTGCCGGCCTTCGAGTACAACTCAGTGGAGCGCTCAAGATGTTTGAGCGCGGTTTCCCACTGTTCGGCTTCCATGGCGCGCATGCCGATCAACTTGTGGTACTTGGATGGGATCTGTTCGGTCAGCTCCCATTCATCATCGACACGAGGCAGCAGGTCGGACAGGTACGGCTCCGGACTGCGCTGGGCGTTGTACTCGGCGTAAGCCCACTCGATCACCGCATCCGCGACGAAGGTCTGCACATCGCGGCGCTTGAAGCGCTCCGGCATCTGCTGGCCCTGCTCGATCGCAAAGTCCGCCAGCTCCAGCCCGTCTTCGAACTGCTCGGTGTCGAACAGCCAGACCATCACCTGCACCAGGACGCGGTTCGGCATCACCAGGCCCGATTCCATGTAACGCTGGATAAAGTCCTGGTACTTGGGCAGCAGTTCCTCACGCTTGAGCGACTGCTTGCTGGCCAGGTTCTTGAGCGCGCTCAGACGCTCCAGATCCTGATCCAGGGACGCTTCCATCAGCAGCAGGTGTTTGCGGGCATTGGCCGGGCTGCTCAGCGCTTCCGCCGGGGAGTACGTCACCGGTGCCGCAGCAACAGCGGCTAAGGCGGCGCCCCCCAAGGCCTGGATGCGGCGCTTGTGCGCAAGGGCCAGGCTCACTTCACCAGCTCCACGTTCTCGGTCATCGCGAACTTCTCCAGCTGCTCGATCACGTAGCCCTCGTTGCGGCTGTTGTAATCCTCGACACGGGAGCGCTTGGAGTTCTCCACGGTCTGCTTGCGCCAGCTCGAATCCTGGAAGTAGATCGACAGGTTGTCCCAGCTGGTGACCACCACGGCGTTGACCGGGAAGAAAGGCACGCTGAAGCTCGGCAGACCGCCGTAGGTGGCAATCACCTGGGCTTCTTCAATGCGCTCTTTTTCGGTCGGCACGTCGCCTTGCTTGGCGTACAGCTTCGCCTTGTCGGCCGCCAGCAGATCAGTACCGATAATGGCGATCAGGTCGCCGCCATCACGTAGACGCTCGTCCACCATCTGCTTGGTGTCATGCACCAGGGCATCGAGGTTGGCGTAGTCGCCATCCACGCCCAAGATCACCTTGCCGGCGGTTTTACCTTCCTTCAGCACTTGGGCCGGGATCTGCTCACGCGCCTGCTGCAGCCAGCCCTTGTTCACGTCCTGCAACATCGGGAAAGCGTCGATATCGGTTTGCACGGCAGCGTGCGTACCATGGAAACCGACCATGATGCGATCCAGGGCGATCTGTTTCTGTACGGCGGCCGAGTAGCGCTGGTGGAAGTCCGGGAACTTGGCCCAAGCGTCGATTTTCGCGTACGGCAGGCCCACGTCGGATTCGGTCGAGGACAGTTCATAGGTGCTGTCATCGAGCGCCGAAGCGTCTTTGGCTTCGCGGTCGGTGGTCTTGGTGTTGGTGCGGCCAGTGACCGGGCCAGAAACACCGATAAACACCTTTTGACCTTTGATCTCAGTCACCGGAATGACGTTGATGCGCTGCAGGAAATCCGACTTGGCGGTAATCGCGTCGTTCAGCTCCTGGGCGATCGTCGGATCTACGCTGAACTGTTTGCTTGCCAACTCAACGCCATAGGTTTCGGCGATGTCGAGCTGCAGCTGTGCATACATTTTCGCGCCGTAGGCGCTCAGATTGGCCATGTCAGAGCACCCGCGCTTTGGCTTTGTCAGCGGCGCCAGTGGTGCGCGGCAGTTGACGGCCAGTGGTGGTGTTCTGCAGTGCGGTGAACTGCTTTTGCAGGTTCGACAGTGCCGCCAATACTGCCTTATTGGAGCCGCCGCCCTTGCGTGCGAACTCGCGCTCTTCTTCTGCAGTGGCAACAATTTCGTCCACTGCCGCGCTCACGTCATCGATCGGGGCTTGATCGGGTTCTGGTGCTTCTTCGGCTGCAGGCTCGATCACGGCCTGAATGCCGGCAGCGACGACCAGCAGCTGCGCCAGCAGGGCTTTTAAAGCCGTTGCGGTAGCTTCATCCATTGGGGGTTTGCTCTCGGTTGGGGTTTGCGGGGTAGTTTCGGTGGGGCTGTTTTCAGCGCTGAAACGCTTGAACAGGCCAGTCAGCAGCGCGGTGAGCTTGCCCAGCTCGCCCTTGGGTTCGTTTTCGTGGAAGGTGCCCAGCTCGACAGATGCCGCGTAGTAAGCGTCCCGACTGGTCCGGCTGGAAAAATAGAGTTCCTGAGTACCGACACTGGCGGGCTCGTCAGTGACCGCGATCCCGGTCATATAGGCTTTGCCACGGCCACGGAAATTCGGGCGAATCTCAATGCTGGTGAAGACCTTTTCGCCGGCGTCATTCAGGCGCAGCAACTTGTCGTTAGGCTTCAGCTGCGCTTCAAGGGCGACTTGGCCAGGCTCCAGATCCTCGGCGTCCTCAATGAGGCGCACCGCGAATACAGTGCCGAAAGAACCAAACCAACGTTCGTGTTCGCACCAGATAACGGCGGTGTACAACGCCGGGTTGTAGGTTTCCGCGATATCGCGCAGTTCCTGGGGAAGGATCTCGCGGCCATCGACGGTCGGGCCGCTGGTGGCAACACGTTTCCAGTAGGAGACAAGGGAACGGGGCATGAGTGATAACTGCGCTCAATCGTTGAATGAGCCGCCACGATAGGGAGCCGTTTGCCCCCAAACAAACGGTTCAAATGCGCCCTTCTCCTATATCCGGGATATCGGCGGATCACGGAATTTAACTCCGCGTTTCCAGCGTTTTCGCCGCATAGACTGCGGCCCATGAACTACCCAACCGAAGTCAAAGAAGCCGCAAAACGCCTCTACCTGCGCCGTTGTTCGGTGAAGGAAATCCAGGCGCATTTGAAGCTGCCCAACATCCGAATCGTCTATTACTGGATCCGCCAAGGGTGCTGGGACGAGATGCTGACGGACGAGGAACCGCTGACCGCCATCAGCCGGCGAATCACCCTGATCCTGGAGAAAGTCGACACGCTGTCAAAGGGCGAACTCGACGAACTGGAGCGCCTGACTACCCTGCGCGAACGCTTGATCAAGCAGTCGGCCAAGCCCGCGCCGGCAGCGTCGTCCGACAGTCCGGACACGCCCCGGGAACGTCCCTCAGGCCAGCGCCGCGATCGGGGCGATGGTGGCGGAAAGAAGCGCGAAAAGAAGACCAAGAACGACATCAGCGGCCTGACCGAAGTGGACTTCCTGGATAAGTTCATCTCGAAGATGTACGGCTACCAGAAAGAGCTGTTCGAGGCGAAACAGAACCCGCTGACGCGCCGAGTCCGCAACATCCTCAAAAGCCGGCAGGTCGGCCTGACCTACTACTTCGCCGGAGAAGCGTTCATGGACGCCGTGCTGAGCGGTGACAACCAGGTGTTCCTGTCCGCCAGCCGATCGCAGTCCGAGATTTTCCGCAGCTACATCATCCAGTTCGCCCAGCAGTGGTTCGGCATCGAGCTGACCGGCAACCCCATCACCCTCAGCAACGGCGCCGAACTGCGCTTTCTCAGCACCAACAGCAGCACCGCCCAGGGCTATCACGGGCATGTCTACGTGGACGAATATTTCTGGATCCGCGACTTCGAAAAATTGAGCACCGTGGCCAGTGCCATGGGCACGCACAAGAAATGGCGTAAAACCTATTTCTCGACGCCCAGCGCGGTGTCGCACCAGGCGTACCCATTCTGGTCGGGCGAAGAGTTCCGCAACAGCAAGCGCGGCAAGAAGGCCGGCGGCGTCTGGCCCAGCGAATCGGCCTACACACAGGGCGCGCTGTGTCCGGACGGCCAATGGCGCAAGACCATCACCCTGGACGATGCGATCGCCGGCGGCTGCGATCTGTTCGACCTCGAACAGCTGCAGCTGGAGTACGACGAGGACAAATTTCAGCAGTTGTTTTACTGCAAGTTCATCGACAGCACGCAAAGCGCATTCAGCCTCAAGGATCTTGAGCGCTGCTATTCGGATCTGTCGCTGTGGGAGGACTACAACCCGGATCTTGAGCGCCCATTCGGCAACAGCCCGGTCTGGCTGGGCTACGACCCGAGCCGTACCCGCGACGACGCCACCTGCGTGGTCATCGCGCCGCCGCTCGAACCCGGGGCCAAGTTCCGGATTCTGGAAAAGCACAGCTGGCGAGGCACCTCATTCAAGCATCAAGCCAGCGAAATCGAGAAGCTGACCAAGCGCTTCAACGTTCAACACATCGGCATCGATATCACCGGTATCGGTTACGGCGTATTCGACCTGGTGCGCGACTTCTACGCCAAGGTGACGCCGATCCACTACAGCCTCGAGGCAAAAAACACGCTCGTCCTCAAAGCCCAGGACACGATTCAAGGCAGTCGCATCGAGTGGGACGCCGGCTGGACGGACATCGCCCAGGCGTTTCTGACCATCAAGCGCGGCGCCAACAACAGCGGCCAGATCACCTACAGCGCATCGCGC